CCCCATTTAGGCCGCCGGTGTCGGTCTTCAAAGGCTATCCAGCTGTGCTGGAGAACTCCGGTTTGGGCTTGGGTGCAGGGCATGATGGTGACAGGAAGACCTCACTTGAACCAACAGTCAATTTCCCTCTCTACAAGAGTCCTATGGGAAAGAGACATTTGGTGGATGAACACTAGAAACCGAACACGCGTAGTCAAGAACAGAGACGCGCATAGAACGAACGGACATGTCATCAACACCAACAGGAAACAAGGGGTCTTAAGTAGTTTAACGTCATGCTCAGGACGAAGGGCTCAGTACTCAGCGTGCTTAGGACATCTGAAGCAGTTTAACGTCGGCCCCCGTAAAGGGGGCGCTAAGTAATGAGAATGTTCACAGTGGAACTGGGCATGGAGGAAATCAAGAAGGAAAACGTAGTGGGGTAAGCCACCCACGTTCCCTGGTTGCAAGTGAGTCGCAGGCGTCCACCCGCTGTTGGGGTGAAGAGGCCAATGACTGCGGTCTCCGTGGCAGAAAAACTGCCAATCGAGTAAATGGTGGTGCCAAAAGTCGCCACGGCAGTCATTGTGCCGCTGGCAGAACAAGTGGTGCCACCCCCGAAGTACGCTCTGACCATGTACGCTTTAGTAGGTTCAAGGTCCTGCCATTCCAATTGGGCGTTGCCTGTGAAGGTCGGTAAGCCAATGGTGTCGTTGATGTCGCCGGCGCGGTATGCAATGGTGCCAGCCGCAAAAGGCGTGGCAGCACCAGAGCCAGTACTTGTGCCGCTCAACGCGGCAAAGTCTTGAATGGCTCCTTCAACGTTCCTCCCGTTGAATTCATACACAGCGTCGTACCAAAGAACTCCGGCGGCGGTGCCAGCGCCCATGCCGAAGATCATGTTGGTGAGCAAAACAAACTTTCCTGGACTGGTCCAGTGTGAAATGGCTCCCACAGCGTCGGTTGCCGCATCCTTGGCGTACAAGAAGGGCAAATCCTTTGGCGCGCGGTAAGTCCACGACATGTTGGTGTAAAGAGAAGTCTGGGCAGCAGTCGGATGCGCACAAAACTTACGTATCGGCACATCTGACCCCACCGCATAACCACCCTCATCTTGAACGTCAGGGTCGAAACCACCGACCAGGGAGCCAGCCGTGCTCGTGCCCACGTTGGGGCAGTAAGTGAAGGTGACCTTCTTCAAGCGATACCTATCCCACAGCGCAGCTTCCACCTCCAGATTAGTGTTGGTGAAAGCCCGCGGGTTCAGGTCTTGCGAGAACAAGACTCGCCCTTCCGGGACGGCGGCTCCACTGGAATCAATGTTGATACTAGTCAGGCGGTCAGCGGAGACCACCCGAGCATAGTCGGTGCCTCCTTCGGAGGCCGAACGGGAAGAAAACTTAGGCTTCATCGCTCTTTGCGCGAATTGCACGGGCGCGCGCGCCAGCTCGCCTCGCATGGAGGTGGCTGAACGGGCGTTTGCCGACGCTTTCACGCTCTTTTTCGAGCCTTTCGATGGCCTTTTTGATCTGTTTTTCATCCTGGGATAAGAGGGCAACCAATTCAGAGATTCCTGAATAAATGTCGTGACCTGTCTTTTGGAAAGTTTTGGCAGCTGCTTTGGCGTTGCCAGAAAGCAGTTGTTGAGCGGTAACTGGGAGAGAAGCTAAAACACTCGCCTCCTTGTCAATGATGTCACTCCCTAGATCGTAAGGAGTAAGCATAAACCCTTTGGGCCGGATTCTGTATACCAAAAATCTGCGCCCGCAGCCCGAGAGCCCCCCTTGGGGGCCCTCATGGTCTAGTTGTAGTCAGCGCGGGCCATATGCAGCCACACAGGGTGGGCCACAATGGACAGGGCTGTGGAATCGGCCAACATCCGCTCCGCCTCCCACAACGATTGGGGCGTGCAGTCATACCGCTTACATGCTCTTCCTTCATAAGAAGCGAAGTCAACAGCGGGCCAGTTGGCAGACACTGTAGTGTGGTAACGATCTCCCATCGTATCCATGTGCTCGCGAGGGACTGCGGGCAACAGTGAGTTCAAGTGGGCACTACGGAACGCTCGGAAGAATGGGGCGTCGGCCAAGCCGTCACATGAGACGGCCTGGTCGTGGAGATAACGTCGGGCGGCTTCGACAGGAGTGGTAACCTTGTAAATAATCATAGGGTTTACCAAGGACTTTCCCATCTTCAAGATCTTGGAAGGCAAAGGCATCCATCGAAACAGACTGCCCTCCAAATCACCAGCCGTGAACCGGACGGATGAGTCCGTCCGGGTCATAAATTCCACAGCAGCCGGGCTGGACACACGCAGATCAGAGACGCGAACGGGTTGCGACAAGCGCACCCACCATCCTTTCAAAAAGGTGGCATCTTCAAGGTCGGTGTGAACTTTCACCTTGGCTTTCAGGCCCAGGTCAAGAAATCTCCTCTGAATTTCCTCGGGGGAGAAGTCCGCTGCAGAACCAAACACGTGGGTAGAAGCCCCAATGGTGTTTGTGGAATTTCCAAGCGTCGTCTCGGGACCGCCGGTCTGACGCCGGCGATGGTGGGAACGGTCGATGGTGATCATCAGATTGGTCCTCTTAGATTTAACTTTGAGGGGAGCGGCAGACATCCTGTCCAATGCAACGAGCACGCCTTCCGGCACACCCAGCTGATCGAACACACAATTCTGATAGGTCAAAGCACCATCCCGTTGGGTACCGTCATAAAAGTTGAAATCAGTTTCGACGATGACCTCACCATCTGCTTTGATGATTATGGAACACGTGTCATCCCCAGCAACAGCTGCTGCGATGCTTGATGGGGGCAGCTGCATGGCCCAATTGGCCCACGCAGTCAGCTCCAAGTCACTCGCGCCGCTTGCATTGAAGGGGTAAAAGTCGTAGGGCCCAACTCGGTAAGCGGTTTTACCCGCCCACACGGTCGTTTTGGTCCTGCGGCTGGCCTCAAAGATCGCCGGCTGACAAAGAGCTTGGAACAACATTTTCACGTTGTGGATCGGACGGGGCACAAATGCCACCTTTTCCGACCCATCCTCAGCTTTGTCAATCTTAAGGAGGACTTCATCCATTTTCTGGTTGATTTCAACTCCTTTGAACATGCGATCAAAGAGTGCATCGATACCTTCGGTTCTGATGCGCTGCACACACGTTTCCGCCTCAGCCCGCTTAGCAGGCGGCAGATGGTCCAACCATTGCTGCAAATGAGCATCCCAGTTAATTTCAGCAAATCGACGGGGCAACATGTCGCCAACCTTGTCACACAGACAAGCCCAGTGGAAGTTCACAGTCTTCTCAGCGGGATCATCACGGTCTGAGCCCGTAATGACGTCGGTGGCATGCTCATCAAACAGCACGTCCTCGCCCTCGGGTAAAGGCACTGCCGCGCCCAAGCGTTTGAAAGCTATGGCGCGGTAGTTCGAGTCGTCGTGGCCTCCTCTGTTCATGGGAACAGCGAAGCTTTGACAGACGAAATACCCGGGGTCGTTGCCATGTCCTGGCGCATAGTTGCCATCGCATTTGACATCAATCTTGATTTTGTGATCGAAAACTGAGGGTCTCTCGGTGGAAGCGGGAACTGAGTGGACCAACCAATCATCAATTTCCCCGATGCCCTGCATTTCAAGCACAGGTGCACCAACCACGTGACAATGAGCTTTGACAGTTTCCCAAGACACACTGGGCCAAGAACGGCGCTTCCAATTCCATAAGTCAATCGAAACGCTCCAAACCCACAAACCTGCCAACAGCATCAAACCGGCACCCAAGGTCGTCATCCAACCAGGGAACAGCTCCATGCGTATCGGGAATTTTAGAGGGTTGAAGTCGCCGTACAACTTCTTGAATTCTTGGATGGCGCCGGGGGCCCATGAAGGGAACCAAAGCCTCAAACGAGAGAACAAATGCGTGAAACCTGCCTCGACCCCCTGCTCATTCCAGGTGGTCAAAAGTTCGGGAGTGCACCGCGCCGAAGTTTTCACCATTTCAGCTGCGAAGCTGATACGGCTACCGACTGCATAGTTATGGACTATGTGCAATGTGCTCGTGATAAACCGAGCCCATTTCGGCAACAAAACGTCACTGAGAACGAACAACCAGTTCGGGTTCAAAAACAGAGTGGATGGTCGCCTCGACATAACAGCATGAGGCAGCATCTCGAACATCCACAACAGAAATCGGACCCGGGCGGCCATTGGCGAGCCCCACCCATTATGGATGAGGTGCGCTATGACTTCCTCGTAGAAAGCTCCTGCGGCAGCATGGTGGGCCATGGTCAGCAAATACACCGACACGGCCGCACCATCCAACATGACATGTCGGCTGATGGCTTGGCCTTGGGCTACAGCCATGGCCTCGGTCATGAAACCGGGCCTAAGGCGAAGCCAACATTGGCGCACACAGCGAGACAGTTGTTGGGCTTTCGCGGCCACTCCCAAAAGACCTGGGCTGGCCACAGAAAACACTTTCTTTAGAGCATTCCACGCCGATGCCAAGAGTCTGCTCAAGCCGAGTTTCTTCAACAAGGCCAAAACGGACAACAATGCAGCAGCCGCCGTCACTTTAGCGGCCACGCGGATGAAAGGCATGGGACTAACTGGTTTCAGGTTTCTGGCCTCATTGGCCAGGACTGCTCTTTCTGTTATTCTACCTGAAGTAACAGAACGGAGCCACAAGTCATGCACCACTCTTTTAACTCCGACGCGCAGGGTATCCTCACGGATCCTTTGCGCCAGAGGGTAGTTCACCCGAGACAGCCGCACTATTAGCGAACTGTCAATCACGGCACGACCAATGTGGTTTTCGAGATGGCCCGCAGTGTTCTGAGTGAGGTTTGCACCGGCCAGGGCGTGTAACCCACGCTCGACCGCCGCACGCAGAACCCAACCTGAATCATAGGAATTACACCAACCCAGCGATGCAACAGCGAACTGTTTAGGCAGCAAAGCCGAGAGGGAGTCTTTCCACCACGAAGGGTTTGGAGCCGTCATTTCGCAGACCTCACCGGTATGGACCACTTCCCTAATGGGATTGGGTCTCAGACCGGGGGTCACAGCGAACAACGTCAAACACTGCGTGCCATGAGTCCGGACGACGGTCCAACCTAACGTGCCATGCTGGCCGTTTTGGCAGAACTCGTTCCTGGGGGGATGTACATAAGAGCATGATTCCATGTCCGCGACGGCTTCGATGAGACCATCACCGCGTTCGAACCATACCCCATCTCCGAAAACCCCTGCCTTGCCATCGAACCGATGGCCGATCCAAACTGCAACTGCGGGCCCCTTGAGCCGGGTCAGCAGATCTGCAATGGATTGCGCGTCAACGTGATACACGTCGTTGAACAGCACAGAATCAAACTCGCCCAAGGGCTGTTTGACGGCAGGAAAATTGGCCAAATAGCCAGGAACTGCCCGATTGATATCAGCACAGTCCTCCATGCTTTGGGCTACGGTCACTTTCATGTGCATGCCATTCGCGACTCCACAATTAAGGGCGTCGTTTATGGCCACAGTGCGACCAGCTCCATACAAGTCAAGACAAGAACGAGCATGCTTGCTGTGGAGTAGCCCCAGAGCATGTGCGGTCAGAACTGTTCTGACCGCCGCAGCTTTGGCGTGAGGGTTAGACAACACATTCTTGGGGTCAGTCACTGACCGAACCCCGTCCTTGTTTAATGCAACAGAGGCTTCCGGTTGGACAGCCTGGACTTGGGGTACCAATTGGTGAGCGTTGTCTGCATAACTTGCGTTATGGAGCGTCGGCCCAGTGGGGACCAACGCTGCTTGTGGGACTCTGCCCGTGGCGGTGACGGCGCCTTTTGGCGCTGCCGCGGTCAACGGGACTGAGACTTCCTTCTTCCGCGCTTCTTTTAATTTCGCGCGACGATCTCTCCGGGCCACCGTCTTGGAACTTGAGGTGGTTGAGGAGGACCGCTTGACCCGTCGGGGCTCTTTCTCCGGTACAGGGGCGGGATGTGGATCGCCCGCCGCAACCAAGGATTCCATCTCTGTAATCAAATGATCGAGAGGATCCGAGGTGGGCGCAGCGATCACTGCCGGCACGCCGACCACCTGCCATTCTGGTTTAACTGGCTTAGGGGGCACGGGAGGGGGGATCGGGTACAGGGGCGGACGTGGGGGACTCCTGGGTTTCCTCGGCAACCCGTACTTGTCGCGGACCTTCGGGTTCTCTAGGTCTGCGCCAGGGGGGATGGGAGGAGGAGGAGCGTCGAGTTTAGTTTTCACAACTTCGACCCACGTTTTGCCTTGCTTCAGGCCAGGTTCCACTACCTTTGGCCTGCGGGCGCCCGGCTTGGCGCCCTGAAGGGGGACAACTCCTTTAGCATTTTTAGCCTTTGGAGTTTTCTGTTTCACACGTTGTGTGGGATTGACAGCAAGTTCCATAC